ATGGAAAGACTGGAGACGGGACAAACCCAGCTGGGCTGATCGTAGACGAGTACCATCAGCACAAAACAACAGAGTTTCTTGATCTTGGTCTTGGATCGAATACAAAAGAATCTCTATTAATGATCATTACAACAGCAGGAATGGACCTGACGTATCCTTGCTACACGCAGGAATACGATTATTGCAGTAAGGTGTTAGATTCTAATATTGATGTTGAAAATGATACATACCTAATAGACATTATGGAAATTGATTCAGGAGATGATATCAGTGACGAAGAAAATTGGAAGAAGGCGAATCCGATCAGAATGTCATATCCGGCCGGGCGAGAAAAAATCCGTGGAGATTACGAGATTGCAAAGGTGATCCCGGAAAAAATGATAGCCTTTTTAACAAAAATGTTGAATATGTGGGTGCAGCAGAAAGAAAATGGCTACATGAACATGGAAAAATGGAAGAAATGTGAAGTTAAAAAGCTTCCGATCGACATTAAGGGAAAACCAGTTTATGTCGGTTTTGATATGTCTTCTAAGATTGACTTAACATCAGTAGCATTTGTGATTCCATACAGGAATGGAAAACTGGATCAGACAGGAAGAGAGATCACAGAATATATCGTATTATCTCACTCGTTCATCCCGAACCAAGAAAAACTGATGGAAAGAGTATTTAAGGATAAGGTTCCGTATGATGCATGGGAAAGAGAAGGTTTCATAACAGTAACAAACAGCGAGATCGTAGATCAGAACGTAGTCATGGATTACGTTCTTAATTTTTGCAAAGAAAATGAACTGGATATCCAGACATTATGCTTTGATCCGGCAAATGCAAGTAAGATCATGATTGATTTATCGAATGAAGGCTATATTGTTGAAGAAGTTTATCAGAGCCACAAATCCTTGAATGAAGCAACAGAGGGATTCAGGGAAGAAGTGTACATGGGAACTGTATGCTATTTGTATAATCCGGTTTTGAATTACTCAATGAGTAATGCGGTGATTAGAAAAAATAATGGACTGATCAAGATCGATAAGGATGCAACATCCAAGAAGATTGATCCAGTAGATGCGACGCTGTGTGGCTATAAATTAGCAAGGTATCACGAATTTAACAATATCAGACAAGAAGCGTTAGATGAATTTTTAGCAAATGAATGGTAGGAAGAAAAATGGGAATAGCAGCAAACATTATAAATAAAATAACAAATTGGTTTAGGGGATCTCCAACAAAGGGAATGTCAGAAGAGGACTTTGCAGAATGGCTTGGAATTGGATACAGAAATAAGAGTGAATTGCGAGAGGTAACTTACTACACTTGCATGAAAATCTTATCGGAAACAATGGGGAAACTGCCAATTAAGGTTTATGAATGGCAAGGGAGCAAAGGAAAGGTTAGAGCAGATCCGGACGATACATCCAAACTACTAAATGAAAGACCGAATCCACATATGACACCATCTATATTCTTTGCAACAGTTGAGAACAATAGAAATCATTATGGGAATGGATATGTATGGATTCAACGAAGAATTTCCAGGTATGGAAGCGAAAACGTAGGCCTTTGGATTATGCAGTCAAATTGCGTGACACCGATCTATGATAACAAGGGAATATTTGCTGGAGAAGGCAAGATCTATTATCAATATACAGATCCGCTGGATGGAGAAATGTATGTATTTCCAGAAATGGATGTGCTGCACTTTAAAACGTCAATGACGTTAGATGGATTAACAGGAATCCCGGTACGAGATATGCTTGGAGATGTGGTAGAAGGGGCATCACAGAGCCAACAGTACATGTCGAATCTGTACAAAGGCGGAATGACTGCATCGATGGCACTACAGTATTCTGGAGAAATTGATGAATCAAGGATCAAATTATTGCAAAAGAAGTATGATAAGTATCTTTCAGGCCCGAAGAATGCCGGAAAGATTGTGCCAGTACCAGCAGGTATGCAGCTACAGCCATTAAATTACAAGCTGACAGATGCACAGTTCTTTGAACTGAAGAAATATACAGCGTTGCAAATTGCAGGAGCGTTCGGAGTCAAGCCGAATCAGATCAATGATTATGAAAAGTCGTCCTATGCAAACAGCGAAATGCAGCAGCTGTCATTCTTAGTTGATACTATGTTATTCCCTCTGAAACAGTACGAAGAGGAATTAACGTACAAATTGTACATAGGAACAGATAAAAGCTGTAAATTCAACGAAAAAGCGATCCTGAGGACAGACTCCAAGACACAGATGGAAATACTTGCTCAGGGAGTTCAAAACGGAATGCGTAAGGTAAATGAAGCACGAGAACTGTTAGATCTTCCAAGAGATCCGGATGGAGACGTGCTTCTTATGAATGGAAACTTTATTCCGGTCAAAATGGCAGGAGAACAATATAAGAAAGGAGAAACGAGTGCTTGAAAGAACTAAAATTTTATAACAAAGATCGTGACGGAAACACAAAAGTTTGTGGATCTATGACGATTAAGAACCAGACAGATTCCTCAGCGGATCTGTTTTTTTATGGGGATATTGTAAGCGAAACATGGCAGAGCGAATGGTATGAAGACGATATGGCACCGGGAGATGTAAAAAAATTCCTTGATCAGTTGGACGGAACTGAAAACATTAACATCCATATCAATTCTGGCGGTGGTTCCGTGTTTGGCGGTATTGCAATCTACAACATGCTACGCCGCAACAATGCATACAAGACAGTGTATGTTGATGGATTAGCAGCAAGCATCGCATCCGTCATTATGATGGCAGGAGATGAGATCGTAATGCCTAAAAATGCAACAGTTATGATCCATAAGCCATCGGCAAGCTATTTTTTTACAACAAAAAATGCGGATGATCTGCGAAAGGATGCAGAATCTCTGGATACTTGCCAGGAAGCGATAATGCAGACATACATGACAAAAGCCAAGGTAGACAAAGAAGAAATTGAACAAAAAGTAAATGATGAAACATGGTTAACCGGAGAAGAGGCAGCAGAGTTATTTGACATAAAAGTCGAAGAAGCAAACGATGCAGTCGCATGTGCCGGAAGCTCCATGTTTTTTTGTTACAAAAATGTCCCAACAAGCCTGACTGCGCAGGGTAAAAATGCCAAGAAAAAGGATGAGCAGAGGCCTTTAAGCAGACAGGATATAAAAGAAATTTTCAACGAATCTTTTAGCGAGTACCAGGCAAGGGAAAAAGAGAAAAAAGAACTATTAGAAAGCTTAAACAAGTATGGAGAAAGGAAACAGAATGGATAAGAGAGAAATTGCAGCAAAAATTACACAGAAGAAAGAAGAGATCAAGAATCTGATCTCCCAGGATAAGTTAGAAGATGCAAAGAATGCAAGAAAAGAAATGCAGGAGCTTCAGGAGAAGTATGATCTTCTTGATGAAATGGAAAAAGAAGAAGGAGATAGTGTAAAGAACCAGGCAGCAGCAGGAAAAGTAAACGAAATCAAAGGAAAGAAAAACGTAGTATCTGCACTTGTAAATGCATTAAGAGCTGGGCTTAGAAAGAAACCAGTTGCAAAGGAAGATATGGAAGTGCTGGATGCTATGAAAGAGGGATCTGACGAAGATGGAGGCTTAACAGTACCAGCGGATATCTCTACAACGATTAGAACACTAAGACGTTCCGAAGATGCCTTAGAAACGATCGTAAGGACAGAACGCACAACAAAGGTAAAAGGCAGCAGAGTGTACGAAGTGAATGCAGATTCAGTTCCATTCGATACAGTAGACGAAGAAAGCCAGTTTCCTGATGTTGCAACTCCAGTTTTAAAGAAAGTTGAGTATGTGATAAAAAAATTCGGTGGAATCTTAAAAGCTACATATGAACTGCTGGAGGATTCCGACGAAAATATTATTTCTTACCTGGAAAACTGGATTGCAAGAAAAGTAAAAGCAACAAGAAATGCACTAATCATTAAAAAATTGGATGAAATGACGGATGGTTTTGAAATTGAAGCAACATCTGTCGATGATCTGAAAAACATCTTTAACGTCGAATTAGATCCGGCATTAGTCGCAGGATCGAAAGTGTTAACAAACCAGAGTGGTTTTAACTGGTTAGACAAATTAAAAGACAAAGAAGGAAATTACATCTTACAGAAAGATGTAACAAATCCGTCCAAAAGATTATTATTCGGCACATATCCGGTTGCAGTTATGTCTAATAAGACGATCAAAAATGGAGCTACTGGAAAGGTGCCGATTTATTGCGGAAACTTTGAAGAAGCGATCACACTGTTTGACAGAGAAAAGCTTACAATCGGAATTTCTACAGAAGCAGGAGATTTATGGAGTAAAGACCAGACTGGAATTAAAGTACGTGAACGATTAGACTGCCAGATCGTCGATGATATGGCGGTATATAAAGCAGAAATTCCGGCAGATCAGATCTCAGAACCAACAAAAAAATACAGAAGATCAGAACTGGAAGCAATGACTGTAGACGAAATTAAACAGCTTGCAACAACTAAGAGCTACACAATTACAAAGACAAAGAAAGATGAGATCATTGAAGAGTTTATCACAGCTCAGAAAGGATGATAAATGGATGCTGATGTACGTTCACAGCTTCTTGAAGAAGCGAGCGAATATCTAAAGGTTGAAGAAGACGATGTCGTATTCAATCTTGCATTTGATGCAGCATGTGAAACAGTGGCGGCAGCAGTTGGAAAGTTTGATGAAAACAGTGCAAGAATGAAACTTGCACTGTTTTTGATCATGCAGCAATTGTATGATAACCGATCTATCCTGGAAACAAAGAATAACGAGAAAATTTCGTACATTGCAAGAACGATCTTATTGCAGTTACAATTGGAAAATTATTCGGAGGATGAAGATGATTAACATCGGAGACATGAATAAAAAAATAGAGATCTATGGTTTTGGATGGGATAAGGATGAACTTGGACAAAAAATCAGAAAAGAAAAGTTAATTGCCAGAGTATGGGCAAAAGTTCGCCTGATCCGATCTTCCGAATCAATCAAGCTTCTGAAAAACGAAGCAACGGAAGAAATGCAATTTACGATCAGATATCGAAAAGGAATTGATAAAAACATGAAAATTCGATACAAGGATCAAATGTATGGAATTGATTCGGTAGAAAATGAAAACGAAGCGGATAGATTTCTGATACTGCATGCGGAGGCTGTAGAAGATGAAAATAAGAGCGAAAACAACATTTGTAGGTACATTTAACATGAAAAAAGATGAGATCAAAGAATGTGACGATCGAAGAGTCGTAAATGATCTGAAAAAACTTGGATTAGTAGAAGATGTACCAGAAGAAAAAGAATCGGTGTCCGATTCGGACACAATGGAGCAAAAAAACGATGTCAGATGAAATTGATTTTGAATTCGACACTGCTACGTTCGATGAATTACGAGAGAGTCTGGAGAAAGTAGCAAAGAGGTATCCGGATTATGCAGAAAAAGAACTAAAAAAAGAAGGAAGAGAATTCAGCAAGGCTGTAAGAAAAGAAGCTTTATCCGCTACAGATAAACACACAGGAAATCTTACAAAAGGATTCCGACTAGGACCAGTAAAGCATATCAATGGTGTAATCCTGGAAGAATTTATGGCAGAGGGAAGAAAAAATCCGCACTGGCATCTGGTTGAAAATGGTCATGAGATCATAACGCCATTTAAAAAGAATGGGAAAAAACTCAAAAATGGTGGTAAATGTGTTGGCTTTGTCCCAGGAAAAAGAATTGTATCAGCAGTTCTGAAAAACTGGGGCGGAAAGCACGAAGAACGACTAAGAAGAGTCTTACAAAGAGTAAAGGATGATGCAGGACTATGATCACGATTGATGATATGAAAAAAGCGGTCGTAGCCGCATTAAATGAGAACTTTGGTTATCCGTGCTATGAATTTGGAGTCGTAGAACAGATGGAATATCCGTGTTTCTTTGTACGTATCACAGAAAATGGAGAGCTGTACACGAAAAACAGGTATCAACAGCGTTACGCTGTAGAAATTGTTCTCATGCATGAAAGAGGCGAGCATGGACAAGAAATCAAAGTATTGAAAGATATTGAAAAAATAAAGCAAATCTTTTTATTTGCGATGCAGACGGAAAAGAAAAAGGTTCCGATAATGAATTTTGAAATGGAATACACCGGAGAACGTGGAAATGTTCCACGGATCACGTTTGATTCAGAATTCCTAGACAACTTATACAAACCATCGGATGCACCGCTAATGAAAGAATTAGAAATGAAGGAGGACTTAAACGATGGGAATGCCAAGCATTAACATTATATTCAGAGAACTTGCAAAGACATTTGAACAGAGAAATGACAACGGAATTGTTGCCTTAGTCCTTGCAAATAATTCTGGAATGAATCCGAAAGAATATAGACCGGGAGATGATCTGGATGCTTCGATTGCAAAAGATGCAAAAATACAAATCCAGTTTGCAATGGAAGGTGGAAGAGAAAAGCCGCAGAAAGTAATCTGCTTTTTTGGACAGTCTGAATATGCAGATCTTGATACGATCCTGGATGAACTAGACAATGTAAAATTCGATTATCTTACATTCGGATCAGCATTACAGGAAGATCAGAAAGCAAAAGTAACGAAATGGATCAAAGAAAAAAGAGAATCAGGAAAGAAAGTAAAGGCAGTTCTTGCAAATACAACAGCGAACGATGAAGGAATTATCAACTACACGACTGAAAGTGTGACGATTAGTGGAGAAGAATATGATGCTGACAAGTTTTGCTCAAGGATTGCAGGAATCCTTGCAGGAACACCGCTTACAATGAGCTGCACGTACACAGTTCTGGAAGATGCAGAAAGCTGTACAAAATTATCCAAAAAAGAAATGGATGAAAAGATTGATGCAGGGGAGTTTATTGTGTTTAGGGATGGTGATTACATCCGTGTTGCAAGGGGCATCAATTCATTAACAACTGTATCAGATACAAAAACAGATGATTTTAAAAAAATAAAGATGATTGATGTGATGGATCACGTTTCGACCGATCTTACAGATACGATCAAAAACAACTGGTTAGGGCAGTATCCGAATAATTATGACAACAAATGCTTACTATTAGCGAATTGCCAAGAATATTTGGATGGACTTGTATCAAGAACAATTTTATCAAGTGCGTCAATCGAAATTGACATCGAAGGAAACAAGAAATACCTAGAGAGCAAAAACGAAGACACTGTGAACATGACAGAAGATCAGATCAAAAAAGCGCTTACTGGGGAAAATGTTTTCTTAAGTTCACAGATGGGAATTCTTGACGCAATGGAAAACTTTAATATAGACATTGTAGTTTAGGAGGTACAAATGAAGACATTTGAAGATAATGACGTAATCAACGGCTCATGGGGAGAAGTATGGGTCGATAATGATTATATGGCACAAGCAACAGCACTGGAAGCAACAATCAAATTTACAAAAACAGACGTACCGCAGACAGGAAGATTGAATTCAGGAAAAAAAGTAACAGGTATCGAAGGAAGCGGAACGCTGAAATTAAATCACGCTTCATCTTATTTCAAAAAAAGAATTCTGACAGATATCAAAAATGGAAAAAACACACCATGCACGATTATTTCGAACTTAGATGATCCGACAGTGAATGGAAATGAGCGAGTTAAATTGACGAATTGTACGTTCGACGAAGTGAAACTTGTTGACTGGGAAGCAAACAAGTTAGGAGAAGAAAGTATTCCATTTACATTTACAACAGCCGAAATGCTGGATACAATCGACGATTAGAAGGAGAAAAAGAATGAATTTAATTGATAAATTATTAAGCGTAGACAAAGAAGAACTGACAAAAGAATGTACAAAAACATATCACAGTAAGAACATGGAACGACTGACTGGAGATGGAGAGATTACGCTGCGAAAAGTCAAAGAAAGAAAGCTGAGAGAACGTGCATTAAATACATTGGACAAGAAAGGAAACTTACTCCTGGTAAATGCACATGATTCAGATCTCCTTGTATTGATGGACGGAGTAAAAGAACCAAACCTAAAAGATGAAAGACTTTTAGAACATTTTGGAGCAGCAACACCAAAAGACTTAGCTGAATTATTGTTTGATGGAGAGATACAGGAGATCTCAGATGCAATCAATAATTTTTACAAGGACCAGGAAGACGAAGCAACAGAGAATGATGTAAAAAACTAATTTACGAAGACGGAGAGATCAATACCATGTACTGGTTATTCCGTCTTCATAATATTTTACCAAGAGATTTTACAGAAATGAGCAGTCATGAGCAAATGATCATGGCTGCTTTTGCGCATCAGGAGATTGAAGATATAAGGAAGGAGAATGAACAACTAAATGGCAAATAGATTTGTAGATGCAACGTTGCGTTTAGTGGATAAGTTCTCCTCTCCGCTTTCCAAAGCAACCGCAGAAATGCAAGCGAAGGGAAGACAGATCCAGAAAACGGCAAATAGCATCAAGCGAACTGGAAAAAACTTAGAATCCGTAGGGACATCGTTGGAAAAAAAGGTAACGGTGCCGATTATCGGAATCATGGCCGCTTCTGGAAAAATGGCGGACACATTTGAAAAGGATATGGGGCAGGTAAACACACTGCTCGATAATCATAATCACTTGAAAAGCTATAAAAACATGGCAATCAAGACATCAAATGAAACAGGCATAGCACTGCATACGATATCCGAAGGAGTTTACCAGATGATTTCCAGTATTGGAGACTCTGGAACAAAAACACAAAAGATTTTCAATGTTGCGGCAAAAGCTGCAAAGGGTGGCGGATCATCTGTACAGGAATCCGTGGCACTGATCAGCTCTGCTATGAAGGGGTATGACAGTGTAAATGTAAAAACAGCACAAAGCATCTCAGACATGGCTTTTCAGACTCAGAAATTAGGGGTCACAACCTATAAAGAATTAGCGGCATCGATGCAACCGCTATTCCCGTTGGGAAAATCATTAAATGTGTCATACCAAGAACTCTTTGGATCTATGGCAACCTTGACAGGTGTTACTGGCAATACTGCGGAAGTTACAACACAGATGAAAGGATTGTTCACAGGTTTGTTAAAACCAACAGAATCCATGAGCAAACTGATGCAGAAATACGGTTATGAAAATGGTCAGGCTATGATAAAAGCAGAAGGAATGCAGGGAGTGCTGAAAATCTTGCAGAAAGAAACAGGTGGGCAGTCAAATAAGATGGCTCAGCTTTTTAGCAATTCAAGAGCATTAACCGCAGCGTTGGCACTGACTGGAAGCCAGTATGAAACGTTCAAAGAGAAGACTGCAAAGATGGGGAAAGCTCAGGGATCAACGGAAAAAGCTTTACAAGATATGCAGACATCTATGAGTAAGCTTCGAAAAACAATCAATGTTGTAAAAAATTCATTAACTGTATTTGGAAGTGCAGTATTACAGGTAGTAGTACCGCCAGCAACAAAGGCAGCGAACAAGCTCAGCGAGTTGACAGATAGATTTTCGAAGTTGTCTCCAGAAACGCAGAAATTTATTGTGAAAGTAGCATTGATTGTAGCGGCAGTTGGTCCGGCGATCGTGATTATCGCGAAACTAACACAAGGAGTTGGTGCGCTGTATTGGAATGTCGGAAGAATGATAAAAACTGTCCAAGGGGCAGAAAGTTTTGCTTCTTTAATTACTCCGGGTGGAAAAATTGTTTTAATTTTGACAGGAATTGCAATTGCTGCAGTTTTGGTATACAAAAATTGGAATAAAATTACGGCAGCAGCAAAAAATATGCAAAAAACGGCAGTCACAGCACTGAATGCAGCAGGCGTTGATACGAAAAAACTAGGATCAACTGTAAAGAGCATTGCTAAGACAGCTAGTTCAGCATTTGGAACAATAGGAAAAGGAGCAGGAAAGATTATAAGTGGCTTAAGGCCAGTAGCAACATTTCTTTCTGGAGCATTTAAAAAAACGTTTAATATTGTTTTGAGATTTGTAGTAGCAAGATATGCTGGATGGCTGAAATCGACGATTGATGTTGCGCATGGAGTCACAACAGCATTTAAAGGAATTATAGAATTTATTTCAGGCGTATTTACTGGAAACTGGAAAAAGGCATGGAATGGAGTAAAAAATATATTCAAGGGAGCATTTGAAGCACTTGTTGGTATTGCAAAAGCTCCACTTAATACAGT